GTTCTGTGACTGGAATCTGTTCGGCTGGCGGCGGGCTGATGGGCTGAGGCGATTCCGCAAAGACTACGAGGAGATTGCACGCAAGAACGGCAAGACAACTCGCTGCGGTCCGAAATGTTTTTATCTGTCGATCATGGACAATCCGCTAGAAGAGGGAGGGCAAGGATATTGCGTTGCCACCAAGGAAGATCAGGCAAAACTGCTATTTGACGAGATTAAGCGGTGCATCAACAAGTCACCCAGCCTGAAGCAGTTATGCCAGACATATCAGAAGCGGATCGTTTTCGCCTCGACTCAGAGCTATATGCAGGTGCTGGGATCAGATTCCGACTCACAAGACGGATTCAACCCGCACTTTATCATTCGCGATGAATTGCACGCATGGCGCGAACGGCATCGTGGCCTGAAGGAGAAACTAGAGACCGGGTTTGGTGCTAGGCGACAACCATTAACAGTTACGATCACGACCGCAGGGGATGACCTGTCAATCATCTGGCAAGAGGAGCATGATTACGCCGTGCGTGTGCTGGAGTCGGTTGTAACTGGCGAGATCGTCGATGACAGCTATTTCGCTTACATCGCGGCGATTGACCACGTAGAGACTCCATGCTTTCGCTGTCGTGGTGATGGATGCCCTTGGTGCGGCGGTTCTGGCATCATCAAGCAGGATGACCCGTTTGACGAGTCTGTTTGGATTAAGGCAAATCCCAATCTAGGCGTATCAGTCAAGGTCGATCGTCTACGGGAGTCGGCCAACGAAGCGCGGCACAAACCAGACGCAAGAAACCAGTTTCTTCGCTATCACTGTAATGTTGCCGTGAATGCTCACGAGCGGGCGATATCGGCGGAAACGTGGGCAGCGTGTCAGGGAGAGTTGTCGGACTGGTCGAAGGCTACGCGGGTCCACGGCGGTTTTGACTTGGGTCGCACCAACGATATGGCTGGATGTGCGATCGTCGCCGCATTCGCTGAGCATGACGACGACGGCCAGGAGTTTACCCGCTACGAAATCCGGTCGCGGGCCTGGACATCGCAAGAACGCCACGAGGATGTGCAAACTCCGCAGGTCGCGCGATGGGTTGCGTCTGGATTGATTGAGGAGTCTAGCGGGGATCAGGTTTGCTTCGGTGATGTCGAAGACTGGATGCAGGCACAGACGGCAATCTATGGCGTTTCGACATGGGCCTACGATCCGAATAACGCTACGCGAACAGGCCAGAGGCTTAGCGAGGAATTCGGGATTGAGGTGTTTAAGTTTCCGCAGAATGCCTACCGCTACAACGAGCCGTTACGAACGCTGTTGAGGCTACTCACTGAGCGGCACACTGTCGGCGGAAAGTCGGTGTGCAGCTTGACGCATGATGGTGATCCTGTGATGGCGTGGATGATGACGAACTTAATCATCCGCAAGAACGCAAAAGACGAGTGGATGCCAGATAAGGGCGTCAGTTCGCAGAAGATCGATATTGCGGTGGCGGTGCTGATGGCTTTGTCAGAGTGCCTGTTTAACGCTGAGCCTCAATTCTGGAAGCCGGAGTCAATCAAACTGTGAGCACCAATCAGAAATCGGGCGACTGGCAACGTGTTGCAGGTGATGCCGTCTTCTGCGGTGGCATGGTGTCGCTGATGTACGGCGGATCGATGTTGCACGCATCAATTCCGTGGGTTGTGTTCGGCGTTGTAGTTGTTTCGCTGTCTGTCTACTCTCGCGCCAAGGGTTCGTAATGCTCTCACTGTTGATGCCGTCGCGAGGGGCTTCTGTGAACTGGGCACCGTGGGACCAACGGTGGTACACAGCGATCGCGCCACGTACCGCAGCCGGGCCGATGGTTAGCGAGGAGACTGCGCTCAAGTATTCAGCCGTGTGGGCGGCGACGCGAATCATTTCAACCACGTTCGCGCGGCTTAAGCTGATGCCGTGGGAGCGGACTGGAGATCGCGGGGGCCAATGGCTGCGGGACACGCCGGAAAGCCGGGCGCTAAACTACTTCGTTAATCCAGACTCGGGGGCGTACTCTTTCCGGTCGTTTATGATGGCGTGTCAACTCAACCACGGGAACGGATTCGCTGAAATTGTCCGCAGCGGTGGTGTGGTCAATCTGTATCCGATACATCCGAGTCGGGTTGTGATGGCAGAGGACCGCGGCAAGCGGGCATTGTACCGGGTTCTCGGCAACAGTGAGGCGTCAACAGTCGATCTGAATCCCGAGGAGATCCTGCACGTCCCCAGTTGCATGGTTGATGAACGCGGATGGGGCAAGGGCGTTATTCAGTTCGCGCGTGAGAACTTCGGCACGTCGCTCGCCGCTGAGCGAAACCGCGCCAACCAGTTCGGGGCAAACAATGTCCCGCCGATCGTGGTTGAAACGCCAAAGATGATGAATCCAGACGATCGCGTGTCATTCCGCAAGGAGTGGCGCGAGGTACATTCTGAGGGCGGGGCCGCTGTCGCGCTGCTGACGGGCGGGGCAACCGCTAAGGCGCTCAATCTCAATTATCGCGACATGCAGCACCTGGAGCTGAGCTACTTCGGGATCGAGGATGTCTCTCGGTGGTATGGCGTGCCATTGCATATGCTGGCGCATCTGCTGAAGTCATCGCAGAACAACATCGAAGAACTGTCTAACGAATTCATCGACTACTGCCTCAGTCCGTGGGTTGAACCGTGGAAGCAGGAATTGAACTTGAAGCTGCTCAACCGTGCTGATGTTGGGCGTATCGAGTGGGAGATCGATGACCGGGCTTTGCGTCGCGGAAGTCGCCAAGCGCGGGCCGCTTACTATCAGTCTGCGATCACGCTAGGCTACATGACGCGGAATGAAGTTCGCGAGGAAGAGGGCTTCAACCCGCTTGATGGTGGTGACGAGCCGATGGTGCAAGGGGCGATGATTCCAGCAAGTGACGCCGGACGCGAACCAGCACAGCCAGCCACACAACAGCAGAATAACACGACCGCTGAAGCGTGGTTACGCGATGTCTGCGGGCGAATGATCCGCGTCGAAACAAACGCCATCCGCCGCGCTGCCGAGTCTCCGGACAAGATAGTGGATACGGTCGAGAAGTTCTACGCAAAGCACGCGGCAACGATGACAGACGCCATTTCTGGGGCAATGATTGCGATGAATCGCAGCGACGCTGGGGCGTTGGCCTCGGAATGGTGCCGAAAGTCAAACGCTGACGTTCTGAAGATTCTCAGGGCAGCGACTGCCGCGAATGTCGCCAGCCTGATTGCAACATGGGCCGATGGCCTGAATGCGGAAGTTCTCGTCACAGCAATTCAGCAAGGGGCCGAACAATGAGCCAGATGGTCAAAGCGATGGGCGCAGTGTGGTGCATGACGGCGGACGCATTCGAGTCGTCAGCCACGGCGATGGAGGCGTGGATCAAGAGCGGTTGCCGCGAGGCTAAAGGTGTGATGTACGCACCGCGACGGGTACAGGCCGGAACCGGGCGAGAGCCTAAGTCGATCGCCGTGCTGCCGCTCTATGGCATGATCGCTCAGCACGGGAGCATGTTCCTGGACTGGATCGGCGGAACATCAACCGAACAGTTCGCCGGCGCTTTTGCTGAGGCGATGGCTGACCAGAAGGTGAAGGCAATCGTGATCGACGCCAACACGCCGGGCGGGCAGGTTAGCGGCACACCAGAACTCGCCGACAAGATTTACCGGGCACGAGGCGAGAAGCCGATCATTTCCGTTGCGTCATCGCTCGCGGCGTCTGCCGGGTACTACATCGCGTCGGCAGCCGACAAAATGTACGTGACACCATCCGGCTATGTCGGAAGCGTTGGCGTGCTGTCGATTCACGAGGACTATTCCAAGATGCTGGAGAACGACGGCGTTAAGGTCACGATCACCCGGATGCCGAAATACAAAGCCGAGGGGAATCCATATGAACCAGCGTCTGAAGAGTTCCTAGCGAGCGAGGCGTCAGACATTGGGCGCATCTACGAAATGTTCGTTGGCGATGTGGCCAAGTATCGCGGCAAAACATCGCCACAAGTCAAAGCCGACTTCGGACAGGGGCGTATAGTCGATCCGAAGGCCGCGCTAGCGGCTGGGATGGTCGACGGCATTGCCACATTCGAGGAAGTGGTGCGGCGAGTGTCTAGCAATCAGATTCGCATTGAGTCAGGCCGCAAGATTCTTGACGAGGCTAGATGGAAGCTGTCTGCGGATTCTGTCAAAAGGAGTTGACATTTAACGCCAGTGCTGTATCGTATTGCTCAACAACTTGATACCTGTCGGGTTGTCGCGAGTGGGGCCGAGTTCTCACGAGTGACAAAGCCGCTAAGCCGCGAGCAGACGCCGTTGCGTGTGCAGCGTCTTCAGGTGCTAACCACTTACAAGGTTGGTGCCGGGAGCCTGCTACGCCCACGGCGTTTATTTATTGGCAGTGTTTCCCGGTCGCCGGGAGACTGTCATGACTTGGGAACAGAAGCTCGCGCAGGCTGAGCAGGAAAAACTCGCGTTGATCGATGAGGGCCGCGCGACCCTCGATGCCGGGAACCCGCTTCCCGATGACTATCAGGCCAAGATCGACGCTTGCGATCAGCGAATGGCTGATGCGCGTAAGGCAATCGACCAGCGGGCCGCGCTTGAACAGTCGGCTAAGGCGGCAACTGCCGTTGTCGCGAATTCTGGGCGCAAGGTTGGAACGGTTCCAGTCGTCAAGAAAGAGGCCTATGAGGATGATCCGCAGCGGGGGTTCAAGACGCCGCGCGACTTCCTCATGGCGTCGATGCAGGCCTCATTGACTGGCTCGGTTGACGATCGCCTCAAGCCGCTGCGGGTGGCAACTGCCGGTTCCGATGAGGCGGGAACCTATAGCGACAGCTACGGCGGGTTCCTGATTCCCACGGCGTTTATGCCGAACCTGCTCAAGTTGCAGGCCGAGGGCGACCCGACCGCATCGCTGACGCGGCGCATCCCGATGACCTCATCGGCGGTCAACATCCCGAGCCGTGTTGACAAGGATCACAGCTCCAGCGTTAGCGGTGGGTTCCGTGTCTATCGCCGGGCTGAAACGCAGACGGTCTCTTCCAGCCGGGCGCAGATGGAGTTGATCGAACTCCGCGCGAACGAGCTTTTCGGCGTGGCATACGCGACCGAAGAGATTCTGCAAGATTCCCCACTGTCGTTCGTTGCTTTGATTGAGTCTGGGTTCCGCGAGGAGTTCCCCGCCAAGATCATCGACGAAAAGATCAACGGGACTGGTGTCGGTCAATATCTCGGCGTGCTGAACGCCGGGTGTACCGTGAGCGTCGCCAAGGAAAGCGGGCAGACCGCAGCGACAATCAACGGCACCAACATCGTCAAGATGCGGAAGCGATGCTGGAACTTCTCGCAGGCCGTCTGGCTGGCGAATCACGACACCATCGACCAGCTCTATACGTGTGCCGTTGGTAACACTGGCGACGCTCGCTACTTGTTCCGGTTCGAGGAAGGACAAGACTTGCAGCCGACGCTGATGGGTCGCCCGGTCATCTTCACGGAATACTGCAAGACCCTCGGGACCGTCGGTGACTTGGTGCTGGGCGTCTGGGGTGAGTATCTGGAAGGGATCATGCAGACGACCCAGATGGCTGAGTCCATGCATGTCCGATTCCTGGAGCACGAGCGGGCATTCAAGTTCTACGCACGTAACGCAGGCGCTCCGTGGTGGCGTACCGCGCTCACCCCGAAGAACAGCAGTAGCACGCTCTCACCGTTCGTGACGCTCGCGACACGCGCCTAATCCGGCTGACTAAACGCCCGGCGGCGCGTAAGTCGCCGGGCGCTCTCTCACACTAAGGAGATTCAATAATGGCGAGTGCCATTTCGACTGAGACGATCGGCAGCCGGGTGTTCATGCAGTCATATGACCACGACCCCGGCGCGACGACTGCGGTTCTGTGTTCCCCGGATGGTGGCACCACGATCCGTTATGCGGACATGAAGGACTACTACAACTTCGCGGTGCAGGCGCGACCAACGATTGTTGGCGGAAATGGCGTCACACTGCTTGAGATCGTCGCGTCTGCCGACACGGCGTTTTCGAGCGTCACGCAGGTCAAGACCTCGGGGGCAATTCAGGCAGACAGCCTGAACGACACGGTGTTCTTGGAATGCACCGCCGAGGAAGTCGCGCAACTCGGTGCAACGCTGCGATATGTGGCAGCGCGGCTGACGAACGCGACGAACACGGATGAAGTGAACGTCACGTATCTGTCAACGCGACCGCTGCGGCCTCGTACTGGATTGACGGCCACGGCCATCACCTAATCGGGGTGAGTGATGCACTTTCGTGATATCCGGTCAACGCTTCGGGTCGCGACTGGCCCGAGCGTTGAGCCGGTCACAGTTGCCGATCTGCGTGACTGGCTGCATTCCGATGCGTCTGAGACGACGGATCGACTGACGGCCATGATCGCAGCCGCGCGTGAACTGGTGGAGATGCGGCGTCACTGCTGCCTCATCACACAGACATGGACGCTGACGATGGACTGTTTCCCGGACTGGGAAATAGAGCTTCGCCGGTGTCCAGTCGCTGCGGTTACGTCGGTCGCGTACCTGGATAACGACGGTGCCTCACAAACGCTTTCATCCTCGCTGTATCGGCTCAGCACTGGATCGTATCCGGGCATCCTCACTCCGGCATATGGGCAGGTCTGGCCAACAACGCGCGATGTGAGCGATGCGGTGACAGTGACGTTCACGGCGGGCTATGGCGGCACAGCGGCGAGTGTCCCAGAGATGGCAAAGACCGCCATCAAGATGGTTGCTGGTGAATGGTTTGAGACTGGGGCCAATGTGATGGCCGGTAGTCACTTTGTTCCGCCGAATGGGTTCGACACGCTCATTCAGTCGGTCGGATGGGATGGCTACCGATGAGAGCTGTAACAACATCGTCCAGCAAGTACCGCACACGGGTTGTGATCGAACAGCCTGCAAACGCAGTCGGCGAATACAACGACCCACAACTGACCTGGACCACATACGCCACCAGATGGTCAGAACTCGACACAGGCAGCGGACGCGAGTTTGTACGAGCACAGCAGGTAATCCCGGAACTGGCAGCAGTGGTGCGGATGCGATCGGACTCAACCACGCGGGCTATTACTCCACGGATGCGGATTAAGTACGGAACGCGATACCTGAACATTGCTGGCGTCAGTGATGACGGCGAACTGAGAAAAGAGGTCGTGATCTGGACTACTGAGGTCGTGTGATGGCTCAAATCGCATCAATGAGCTTCGGACAGTCCGCTAGATCGTTGGCGATACGGTTCAAGGAATTACCGGCAAAACTGCAAAGCGGGGGGATGCGTAGGGCATCGACGAAGGCCGCAAAAGCACTGGTCAACAACGCAAGACCGCGCATTCCGCGAGCCGCAAAGAAGAATCGGCCATATGCAGGTAAGCCCCACTACCAGGACGTGCTCGGCAGCAAGGTCAAGAAATACAAGGAAGCGGTGATTGCTGTTGTAGGCCCCAAGTCCGCACAAGCACCACATGCGCACTTAGTCGAGGACGGCACACAACAACGATTCACTGGCACGACAACGCGATACCGCAGCGTCGGGACTAAGCGAGTCGCAACACGCCGAAAGTACACAACGTCAACGGGAAAGATCAGGACTCGAAAAGTCTATGTGAGTCGGAGCGTCAAGAAGTCAATCGGCAGTTTTGTTGATGTGCGTAAAAGTGGCGTATCACAGAGCCGTGGGCGAATGCCAGCATTCCGACCACTAAGAAAAGCGTTCGCGGCAGTGAAGCCAATCGTAAAACTCATCATCCGCGACGAAATGCGAGCCTCAATCAGTAGTGCAGCCAAGGGCGGCGGCTAATGCCATACACGGGCGTCGGTGTCATCGAGGACGGGATCGCTGAGAGGCTGAAAGCCACGGCTGGCGTTTCTGCTCTCGTGTCGGCTCGCGTTTATGTGACCCGCGCACCAGAAGACACGACTTTCCCATTCATCGTCATCAGCAAGCAACCCGGAGAGATGCACAACGCACTCACGAGCGGCGGACGAACTGCGATTGAGACGGCATCGGTCTCGGTGAACTGCTGGGGATTAACCTACGAATCGGCTCGCAATGTTGCCGCACAAGTCGGTCACGCGATCGACGGGCAGGCGGGGACGTGGGGCACTGAGGAAGTGATGTATTGCGGCTGTGAGTCACATCAAGATATCAGCCAGCAACCATCGCAGGACGACGAGATTGGCTATCCCGGAATCGGGCTGATCTTCAAGGCAATTTACAGAGTTCCACTAAGCTGAAAGGCTGATAGATATGGCTCAAGTTGGTTTCGGGGCGTCGATCGCCTTCAGCACTTCTTACCTCGCTGAAATCATCAGCGTTGACATCGGCGGCGTGCAGCGTGACGCGCTGGAGACGACCCACACGGGGACATCGGGCGGCAAGCGAACGTTTATTCCGTCCGACCTGGAGACGTTCGGCGAACTGACGGTGCGGATGCGGCGCGGGGTTGGCGTTAAGCCGCCGATCGACCATGCCGCCGAGACCGTCACCATCACATGGGGTAAGGAGCCGGGACAGACGACTGCCGCAACGTGGGCGTTTTCCGGGTTCCTGACCGGATGGTCTGCTACCTCGCCATTCGATGGGCTGGTGGAGACGACAGCCACGATCAAAAGCACTGGTGACGTGACAGTCACCGCAGGGAGCTAATACGTGCTGACTCGCGAAGAGATTCTAAAGCAGTGCTCTGTACCGCGTGACGTTGTGTTGCTCGACGTGCCGGGGTTCGGGCAGTGCTACGCCAAGTCAATCACCGCTGCGCAGGCCTATCGCCTTGACTTGGAATTTTACAAAGAAACCCAGTCAGGCGAGATCGTCAACGGCGGCAAGAAGGCGCGTTTGGTGTCGATGTGCCTGTGTGATGAGACGGGCAAGGCACTGTTTACGCCTCTTGATGGAAACTCGCTTGGGGCGATGCCTGTTGACGTTCTAGATCGCCTCTATGCCGAGTGCGAGAAGGTCTGCAAGTTCGGGCAGGTTGAGGACATTGCAAAAAACTAGCAAAGGACGCTGACAGGCAGTTCCTGTTCTGGTTGGCGTCACGAGTTGAGCACACGACCGACGTTGATGGACTCGCAGAACGGTTGCCGTATTCGCTGATGCAGGAGTGGCGAGCATATCACTTAATCGAGCCGTTTGGTGATGACTGGCAACAGGTGGGGACTATCGCAGCGGCAGCAATGAACCCACACACAAAGAAGTCACTGAAACCGGACGACTTTATACCGCGCTACAAGCCAGACCAGACACCTGAGGACATGCAATCCGCAATCATGCGGATGGCTGAACAGGCGAAAAAACAGCATGGCTGAGAATATTGGCAATCTCGCAGTGGTGATGTCGCTGAATGCGCAGCAGTTCAACGCTGGGCTTCGCGAAACCGCTACGCAGATTGATCAGATTCAAGTCGATGTGACCCGCATGTCAGCCACGATGAACTCGGCTGGGAATGTTGTCGCGGCATCAGCGTCTAAGCAGTCTGTCGGCATGCGATTTCTTAGCGGTGCAATGCAGCAGGGATCATTCGCTGCGCAAGACTTCGCTTCGCAGCTCTCGACCCGTGGCCTCGGTGGCGCATTGCAAGCGGCGTCGAACAATATTCAGGTGATGGGTTCGGCGTTTGGTCCGTGGGGCATGGCGATCAGTGCGGCAACTGGTCTCGCTGTGCAAGGTCTCGGCACATATCTGTTGATGACTCAGAACGCGGCCAAGGAAACGCAGAAGGCCGCGAAAGTCACTGAAGACGCATGGGCCAAGGCCGCGAAGTCGACCAGCGAACAACTCGCGTCTCTGCGTCGATCTCAAGCTGAGTTCGGCGTTGGCCTAGCAATGGACAAGGCGACAGGGTTCGGCGGTGCAAGCGTTGCCGATCTGGAAGGCGGCATCCGACAGGCCGATAAGCGCATGGCCGAACTACAGGCTAGGCGTGAGCAGGTCTTGCGCGATTTCGATACCCGCATCCGCAGCCAGTATGGAGACCTGACAGCCGATCAAGCCCCGTCCGAGTTCTTCGGGCTGAACGTGCCTGGGGCGCGAGCAACTAACGTGCTGAAGACGCTCAAGGGGATCGGGTTCGGTGTCAGTGGCGAAACGGTTGGAGCCGTCAATAACCTGGATAAAGAGCTTCGTGACATCGACGTACAGGGCCAGAACCTGTACCGCGAAGCCCGCGCACGCACTGAGGCAATCGACAACGCGCGGCGGCGCGAACGATTCAAGGCGGAATCGGATGCAGCGGCAAAGCGTGTTCAAGAGGAAATGCGCATCGCCGAAGAATCCCGCAACGCCGTCCTAGGCGATATTGGGACCACATCCGCGATTCAGCGGCGACGCGACGCGCTCAACCGCGCCTTTAACAACGGCAGCATCACACAACTTGAGAAGACGATCGGCGAACAGCGGATCGCCTTTGACGAGAACGCACAACGTAACGCGATGACCGGGCCGCGTGCCGTCAGCCGCAACAGCGATGAAGTCTACGCCATGATGCAACGCGCGATCCGTGGCGACACTGGGACCGCCGACAAACAGGAGAGCATCAAGAAGAACACAGCGGAGACAGCCAAGGCCACGCAAGACACCGCGAAAGCCGTCAAGAAGTTGTCCGACCGTCCCGTAGTCGTTGTGAGGTTTTAGCATGGCTATCACCTCGTTTAATCGCTACTGGGTTGGCACAAGCGCAGAGGCCGCATTTGGTCAGTCGCTGGGCCTGACGATGCGTTACCTCGTCGTCAGCGACAACGGCGAGACTGACGACGTTTTGACTGTGTTGAATGATTTCCGCTGTCCCGTGCGTGGGGCTGAGGTCAACATCCGTGGGCAACTCTGGTACGTCAACCGCGTCAATGTCGAGTCTCCGGACGAATCGAACCGCGTCCGGTTCTATGTCACTGCGGAACTGCTCGACCAACTCCCGAACGATGCCAGCGACTCAATTGACAGTCCGCCCGGTGGCGCGAAGCCGAACCCGGTCGACGATGAGCCAGTGATTGAGTTCGATAGCGGTTCAATGCTCAAGCCGATCGACAAAGACGCTGACGGAAAGCGAATCGCCAACAGCGCAGGCGACATGTACGAGCCGCGAATCAAGAAGTTCGAGGCCAGCCCGGTTGTCAGTGTCACGATTAACCAGATCACCAGTCCGTGGGCAGTCACGCGGCAGTATGTCGGGATGACGAATCAAAACACCTGGAATGGCGCACCAGCCGACACGGTGATGCTGAGGTCACTTCGCGGGCGTTACCGGGTGCGAAATGGTATCCCCTTCTGGCAGTGTACCTACACGTTTGAGTACCGCGCGGACACGTGGAAAGAGGAACTGCTTGACGCTGGGAAAAACCAGATCGTCACAAGGCAATCTGTCACAGCCGACAACACGAACGAGACCGTCAAAGAGCCGATTTCCATCGGCGGGTTCCCAACACAAGAAGATCAGCCGCTAGACGGTCAGGGCGGGTACCTGACTCCGCAACAAATCAAGGACGGCGCGGCGTTCGTCTTCAATTCATTCCGGCCACAAGGCCGCGAGAACTTCGACAATCTCAATATCACACTCCCAGCCTAGGGCTGACTAATGGCAACGCGAAGCTGGATCGGTAATGCAGTCGCAACCAAGGACGTGTGGACGATCACAATCGCCAACACATGGGCCACAAGCGACACCGCGACCGTTACCATCAACGGGAAAGATTTGGTGGTGACAATCGGCTCGCTGGTGACTACCACGCAGGTCGCGACCACGATCAAAGAGGCATTCAATGGGACCACGCTCACAGACACGACCGCATCGGTGTTGCCTGCTTCCGGTGGTCCATCAATCCCTGAGTTCGCCGAACTGACGGCAACATCCTCAGGGGCGGTGGTGACGCTCACGGCGAACACCGCAGGTGTACCGCACACGATCAGCGTTACCGAGTCAACGGCGGGGAACGGCACGGCAACCGGGTCGCATGCGACCACAGCAACCGGGCCGAACTACTGGGATAACGTCGACAACTGGGCCGATGGCAGCGTCCCTGTCAGCACCGATGATGTGGTGATTGATCGGCCGGTGTCGATTCTATATGGAATCGACCAGAACGCGGTCACATTGACATCGCTGACAATCACAGAGCGGTTCACTGGAGACAGCGTGTTCATCGGGTTGCCAGTCCGTAACGCGAGCGGATACGAAGAATACCGCGAGGACGAACTGAAGATCGGCGCGACGACTTGCACCATTCGCGGCGGATCGAAGCGGATCAAGATCAACAACGGCAGCGTGCAGACTGCTCTCAGCGTCCACGAGTCGGGCAACGCGGCGGATACGTCACGCGGTGCGATTCAGTGGCGAGGGACGCACTCCAGCAACGTCGTGAATGTCTACGGCGGCAGCTTCTACGCTGCGGCCAACGGTGGCGACTTGGCAACGATTGCGACGTTCAGACAGACGGCGGGTACGGCAGTGCTCTCGTCTGGTTGCACGTTGACCACGATCGACAAGTCAGGCGGCACGCTGACAACTGATGCGGCAGCGACAACGGTTACGAACGACGGCGGAACGCTCACGATCCGTCAAGGGGCGCACACCACGCTGAACGCCAACGGCGGGACCGTGAACTACCTCGGGACCGGAACCGTTACCACGCTGGTCGTGGGCAATAAGGCGACGTTCTCCGCAGACGGCAACACAGCCGGACTGGCGGTCACGAATACCACGCTGCGTCCTGAATCAACCGTGATCGACACGGCGCAGCGGATCACGTTTAGCAACTCGCCAACCGGCTGGACTCGTTTAACGGTGGGCTAATGTCCGCGCACTTCTTTGAAGCCGATGGGGCGCAGCGTATCGCGCGGATGGTTCAAACTGTCGAGCGCGACCGGGGCGACGCAACCGGCGATTATCGGCGACTGGTGGGGTTCCCCCAGGTGCTCCCGATGGTGTGCCTGAGTCAGCCGAATATCGAGGCCGTCGACGCCGGCGGTGTGTGGCCGGAAACGATTCTAGCCACGCCGCTGAGCGAGCGTTACGGGTACACGCTGGAGGACTTGAGCGGGAGTTGCTTGCCAGCCGCGCATGGTGAAGGCGGTGGGTTCTCGTGCCTGTTTCCCTGCTACCGCGACACAATCACGATCACGGCGCTGAATGATGGGCCTGCATGGTCTGCCGGTGACGTGATGACGTTCGGCTACAGCTACGGCGACGCGATACCGGGTACGCAGTGGACCGTGGGCTACAGCGGGGCAGATGAGCTATCGAGCCTGTTTACGCTGACGGCAATCGGCCTGCGCGATTTCGGCGGGTGTCAACTCATCCTGAGTTACAAGGCCACGGCGGGCACTACGGACGACCCCTACTACTACGTTGGGCCGCTCGCGTGCGGTCTTGTCGGACTAGAGGATCAAATCCAGTTCCGCAGGCGATGGACTGCCAGCGTCGGCATCCCGGTTGACGTTCCCGGCGCGCAAGACGACGGGGAGCCAGATACGCCGGTAGACGATGCACAAGACGACGCAGAGCAACAGCAGCGACTCTACCGCGTGATGATCGGCGTTTTCGCTCAGGGTGTGCCGTTACGCGGGCAGGTGTTCTGTGCCTACTACTACGGCGGCAGCCTGTACCACCTGGGATTCCGCAACGCGAATCTCTCGGGACTTGGGACCGGAGACAGCGACCCCTACACGATCGCAACTGAGGGATGCGCGAACCGTGTCCCGTGGTCGTGGCCCCATGTGGACTACGGCAGCAAAGAGGGCGCGCGGCTGGTGATCGGCTGGCGACATTCCGCGCGACGATACGAGCCGATCGGAGTGACCTGCTAATGGCTCAAGCTCACGGATTCGGCGAGAGTGAAGCCCGACGCATTGCCGATGCCACGCGCAAGGTGGAAGCAGATCGTGGCGACGCGACGGGACCATTCACGCCGGGCATTCGCGGCGTGCAACTGGGGCCATTTCACAAGCTGCCGCAAACCACAAACGTGGCGGCGGTGCATCCCATCACAGAGAAAGACGGGTTCGACCTGTCGGCATTGGTGGCGGTCTGCGGTGCTGATAACACACTCGTGGAAGTGCGCACAACCGACAACGAGACGTTCACGCCGATCGAGACAGCATTCTTCGAGGGATCATGGTTCCCGCAAGAGCTGGCACTGTGTTTCCGTTTCGGTGGCTCGCTCTACACATTCGGTGGTGCGCATCTGATCGTGACAGGCACACTGACCGATGGCGTATTGACGGTCGATGACTGCAACGACAACACGGTTGAATGGGAGTGGCTGGCAACTCCTGAGACCGAGCCGTCAGGGGTGCGCGTGGTGGCTGCGTACTGTCGCAACGTCAACCGTTACGTGGTGCTCCAAGTCCATTGCGAGGACTTGTGATGTCCTACGATTGGCGCATGAACCCGTACAAGTGCCTAGCCTGCGAAACGCGGCTGCAAGACTGCCGCTGTTGCGACACAGGCGCGCCGACGCTACCGTTTGTGGTCGTTATCGAGGGCTGTGGCACATTCCAGGGCCGCTACGAGTTCGACGCGACGCGATACCGCGACCCGGACACGCTACCGGCTGGTGTGACGTATCCAGCGACCGATCCATGTGGCGTGTTCTGGGGTACGTTGTCGGCTGGCGAAGGATGCACGGCGGGCGGCTCAACGTGGTCTGGATCGCTTGGGTTATTATCGTGGTGTGATGGCACAGACGCGGCTATCCCGTGGCATGTCGAAATCTACTGCTTCGATGATGATGCCGACGAGTACGTGAGTCAGGGCGAGGCCACGGTCACTAGCTATGAGTGTCGGTGTGATGGGCCTCGGTTTGCGTTCACGCTGCCGACGTTGGATTGCTGCTGCGATGGGACAACTGGTCCGCCATGTGGTGAATGCGTCGATGCGCTACCGGGAACTTTGGTGGCAACATGCGGAAGCAACAGCGTGACCTTGACGTGGAACGGAACAACAGCATGGGTCGGAACGTCAAGCTCGTTTTGCGGCGTGACTAATGCAACGATCACACTGACGATTGCATCAGTTGATCCGTCATGCACATTCGATCTAAACATCACTGGCGACTGCTCCCCAGTGAGCCAGGCGGGGAACACGGGGCCTATATCGTGCAATCCACTGCTGATTAGCTTCTCGTCAGGCTATCAGGACTGCGATGGAGTCGACAAGACAGTTACTATCACTGAGTAACTATGGATTGGTATCAGCTGTTGGCATGTTAGGGTCAGGTGGTTCGCCCGAAGGTGGACCGCTTTGCACTGTTTCGCCAATCATCACGCCAATCATGCTGGCCTTGGCCTCAGACGTCCTATTGTGATTGACTGCGATGATAGCTGAAGCGCCACACCAAACAGCAAGCATAGCAGATAAGATCATCAGATAGATAAAGGCTCGTTTCATGGCGCAATTTCCTGAGTGCGAGGGACTAGGCGGGCGATTGCGGCAGATTTGCCGTGGTGAATCGGGGCTTTCAAGGAGAAAGGAAAACGAGACACGGCGGTTACTATGGGGCCTGCAACCCCTACCATATACCGCGACGCCAATCATCGCACAACGCACGAACCCGCCAACCAGATCACGCGGACTCGGTGACACAATCGCAAAAATCACTCACGCAACCGGCATCGACCGCGCCGTAAAGGCTGTCACTGGTGGCGGTTGTGGATGTGCGAAACGTCAGGAACAGCTCAACGAAATTTTCCCATACAAGGGTGCTCAATGATCGTCCGTTGCATCTATTCCGACTGGTCAGTAGTCTTGCAATCGGCCAGATTCGTCAACTATGACGTGTCGGCATCGTTGATCCGGCGTGTCAACAGCATGGCCGCAACTGGCTGCAATCTCATCTGGTGGACCAATCTACCAGACGACGCGGCACAACTGGCGACGATCGTGCGGGAGTGCCATTCACGCGGGATTGAGTGCGTACTAGGCTCGGGCCGATGGTATGCCTACGCCGGGCGTGGTGTTGAGCAGGCGACGCGGTTGCGATCACTGCACAACGCTTTGCCGCTGGACTCGCGACCGTTCGCGTGGTCGATCGGCGACGAGACCGACCCGACAGCCTATGACGACTTGCGGCACATCGCGACCACGTGCGCAGCCGAGGGTATCCCCGCAACGATGGTGCAAGTGCCAGAGCGCCACGCGGCCACGGTAGCGGCTGTGGGATCGTCGCTGCCGTGGATGGCCTGCGACGTGTACCCGGTGTTCGTGCCGGGGTTGCCATCCAATCCGCCATACGGGGCGAATGCTCTTACATGGGCGAGGTCTAAGTATGCAGCGGCTGTGTTGCGGATCGATACCGTGATTATGTCGCAAGGATTTAGCGACGGGAGTCTATTCGCGCTCCCGACTCCCGCGCAGGTCCGCTGGCAAATCTGGGCAGCCATCGCGAGCGGCAGTAGTGGTGTGATCGTGTTCGCGCATGGGTTGCCGACGCAAATCAACGGCGGTTCGCTGGTCAACCTGGAGACTGAAGCCGAGACGGCGCAGGGTTTCGCGGTGCGGGACACGTTCGCTAATGTCGCGAAGTTGGACGGGATGCAGTTCGCATCGACAGAACCAGCACCAGCGTTCCAAACTCCGCCAGTGGCTGGGGATATGGCGACGATTCGGCGCACCACTGACGGCAGGCGAGTGCTCATTGTGATCGCTGATCCGTTACAGCCGCAAAGAATCCTCAAATTGACTTTGCCAGCAGTGCTAAAAACACAGACAATCTGCGGGCCGGGTGCGTCTTTGTCGGTGTTGCCGTGGCCGTGGTATCTGTTATTTCCGCCGACGCTCACGGTTAGTATCGCGCCGGGTGAAGCATATGTTGGGGTGCTGAATTGAGTATGACTCTCGATGACATCCGCGACGCTCGCCTAGTTTATGTCGCCACGCCATACAGCAAATATCATCTAGGCCAGACGATCGCGGCCATCCATGCGGCACAAGCCACGGCAGAGTTGATGCGGCGTGGGTTCGTGGCTGTCTCGCCGATCGCTCACAGTCACGCCGTCGCGACGTATGGCAACCTCGATGCGATGGACTGGACGCTGTGGAAGCGACAGGACCAGCCGCTGATGAATGCTGCCGACGCGCTGGTGGTCGTGATGATGACCGGGTGGCAGGAATCGGTCGGTGTGCAGGCTGAAATTGAGCACTTCGTCGCGACACGGAAGCCGGTTGTTTTTTGGGAGTGGAGTAAGTGAGCGAAACGATTCTTGACGAGGCCAACCGCATCGCAGGCGAATGCCGGTCACGAGACTACGGCCATCCGCTGGACAATCACGAGCGGATTGCGGCGATTTGGAATGTGCAGCTCGGGCCGAAGTTGTCTGCGCCGATCAGTGCCGTAGATGTGGCGATTCTCATGGTGGGCCTGAAGCTGGCACGGTTGGTCAACTCGCCCAATCATCGGGACTCGCTGGTAGACGCGGCTGGGTACATCAAGTGCGCGGACATGATCCAGACGGAGCTAGACAATCGTCGTGCCTTGCATGACAAGCTGTGCCGAACTATGGAGTCTGACTGTGGAGAAGTTCAGAGCCATCCAATCACGGCTACGCAAGCAACTGCCACCAGCCTACCCAGTGCGAGTTCAACTCGTTAATCGAGCCGGTGAATGGGCGGAACATTTTGGCGACTGTCTGCCAACACGCGACACGCTAGGCCGGATGTATTTCCGAATCCGCATCGTGAACGACCACGCGATAGCAGGCTGGCACGGCGAACAGCTCATGATCGATGGTCTAGTCCACGAGTGGGCACACGCACGAGCCTGGAATCATCAACACGACAAACCCGGTCACGAAGCCTACCACGGGCCTGAGTGGGGTGTGGCGTTCGCGGAGTGCTACAGGGTTGCGTATAGGAGCGAATGATGTCCCCGACTTCACCCGCTGGCAGAGCAGCGCTCGCGATGCTCGCGAAGATTCCAGACGCGACGACGCACTCAGTGGCCGAGGCGCTTGTTAAGCGGCATCCGAAGTTGTTCGCATCGAAGGAGCGGGCGCGGACGATGGTCCGTTACTATCGCGGCCAACAGGGCGAGGCGAACCGCAAGCGGGTGGCGGTGAAGGATCATCACAGGGCTGCGGGTGAGTGTGCAGACAACTTTCAGCTACCACAGTCGGCCGCGAAGAAGTGGGAACCGTTCACGATCGCGGGCCGTTCGCGAGTGCTGGTGCTGAGTGACCTGCACTTGCCGTATCACGATTCGCAAGCGATCGAGACCGCAGTCAGCGAGGGTAAGCGGCGCAACGCTGATACCGTGGTCATCAACGGCGATCTACTCGATTTTCATCAGGGGTCGACCTACGAACGCGACCCGGAGAAACGCGATCAGGTTGCCGAGATTGAGACCGGCGCTGAGTTCATGCTGTGGCTGCGGTCACAGTTCCCCAAGGCGAGAATCATCTACAAGGCCGGGAATCACGATGAGCGATGGGACCGCTACATCTGGCGGAATGCGCCGGTGCTGTGGCAGGTTAAGAGTCTGCGTCTGGACGCGATGCTATCGCAGGCGATCGCGGATAAGGTGGGAAAGGATCGGACGCGGTTCGAGTTCGTCACGGATCAAAGGCCGGTTATGTTGGGGGGATTGGCTGTGTTTCACGGTCACGAGCTGCCGATGGGCGCATCTGCTGTCAATCCTGCGCGTGGGCTGTATCTTAAGACAGGAGCGACCGTGCTCATCGGTCATGGACACAGGACGAGCCAGCACACACAATACACGTGGGACAAGCGTGAGATTGCATGCTGGAGCACTGGAGCGCTATGCGATCTAAATCCAGAGTATGCTAGAATTAACAGTTGGTCTCACGGGGCTGCGTTTGTCTCTGTTGCGGCAGATGGCGAGTTCAATGTGACCAACTTTCGGATCGTTGACGGAAAGGTCAGGGAGAGTTGATGACGGCCAAGCTTGACTATGATGGCTTTCTGAGTCGCGCAAGGGCGGTGCACGGCGAAAAGTATTCGTACTCGTGCGACAACTTCCACGACCAATACACGGTCGTTACCGTGACCTGCAAGCGACACGGAGAGTTCGAGCAGGTGGCAAAGAACCACATTCGCGGATCGGGATGCAAGAAGTGCGGTGTTGATAGGGTTGCTGGAAGCAGGGCAATCCCTTATCGCGAGTTCGTTCGCCGCTCGCTAGAAAAGCACTCTCTGCCGCACATCTACGACCAAGAGTCGTATCGAACCACTTCAGAGCCAACAAAGATCGTCTGCACAAAGCATTCTTGTGAGTTTTGGCAACTACCAGAGCGGCACATGAAAGGACAGACCGGGTGTGCAGAATGCTCTAGGGAAAAGCGGGTTCGCAAGCGCACCAAGACTACAGCCGAATTCGTGCGAGATGCGATGTCGGTCCACGGAGATCGTTACGACTACTCGAAAGCTGAGTATACCGGCGCACAAAGAAAGCTGACGATTATATGCAGCAAGCATGGTGAGTTCACTCAGCTCGCAACAAATCACCTTGCAGGTTATGGGTGTGCAGAGTGCGCAACAAGAAAGATGTTTCACGAACTGCATTTTAACGGAGATGAGTGCTTGCAGACTGGTCACGTTTACGTCATGAAGATCGTCGCGGGCGGTCAACGGCTATGCAAGGTGGGGTACGCTCAATGCGTCAATGACAGGATCAACAGGCTGCAACACGAAGGCGTGTCCGTCCTGTCGTATATTGAGTACGCTGCCCCTAAGCCATTGGCATTTGCTGTGGAGAGGGACTTTCATAAGAATCATCGGAAGATGCGCGCGGCCTCGCCTGCTATGTTCGGTGGATATCGCGAGTGCTACCCATTCGAGATGCACGACAGAGCGGCTGAAATAGTGTCGCAGGCGATATGTGGGCGCGTGCGCGAGAGCTAGGCGTCCCTACTATTCCGTATACTTCATCGCCTTCCTGATCGTCGGCTTGCTCACACCCAACTCAACCGCCAACTGATCCTGCGACCGTCGCTGATCCGGTGCCAGTTTCGCGTTCGCCTCAACTGCGGCACGAATCGCGGCATAGTCGTTGCGCCGGGCTGGGCCTCGTTTGCGCCACGGGCTGGAGCTGACTACGGTTCCGTGCGTGAGCAGTTCCGCCGTTACGGCGGCGTTGAGCGTTGATTTCGCGACTGATAGGTCAGCGTCGCAGTCGTACTGGTCAAGGAGTTCGATGATTGCGGTCGCGGCACCAACAAGACTCATGGTTGCTCCAATGGTAAAAGAAATCGCCCCGATCCCACCATCGCGGGTTGCAGCCGTCCCGTTGTCGCGGAAGGGCTCGCTTCAATGGGGCCGGTCGACGCTCGGGGCGCACACGTCGACCGGATCGCGGCTGGCGGGTGTTACTCGCGCGAGGCGTACAGGTCTGCATCCAGCGTGACATGGACAAATCCGCCGTCATGCTCGACGGAAAGGATTTCGCCCGCCTCGAAAACCATGTGGGCGATTTCGTGCGAGTCAGACGATGCCGTGATCGGCTGGTCATGGTCGACAGTCGCGATGATCTTTCCGCTTTCGTCGCGAGCGATCAGTTTTTCGTCGGCTGCTGAGTAGGTGATGGTCGCTGTCATGATTTGCCTTTCCGCCCGCTGCAACGGGCTTGGTGATGAGAGCGGCCCCGAAGTTGAGGCCGCTCGGTTGGTTGTGGGTGGCTACTTTTCAATCCCATAGGCTGCGATGGCTCGGTTTTTAATCGCAGTCGGAAGATTCTCGATTGCTTCGCTTGCAGTCGAAAAACGGCCTTCCATCTCAATTCCACCTCCGCGAATCGTCGTGTATGCGCGGAACGTGTAGAACTTGTCTCCACCTGCTTTTTGCGCCACGTAGGCGGCGTGCGTTTCGTAGTCCGAGGCGGTGTAGGGCAACGCCGCGACAATCACCCAGCCTTGTTGCTCAATCGTTGCTTTGAGCGTGTTGAGTGCCTTCCGATCCCGTTCGTTGATCGTCATCGTCTTCTCCCCGTTTGCGTTGTGTTGTTGGTTGCGTGTCTGCGGTAATTTTATCGACCATCCGCAGTGTCGGCAATAGAAATCGGAACAGATTCGGAAATAATTTTGGAAATAGAACGGGGCTAGACTCCATTGTATAGGCCGAGTCCCATGAGCAGGTGGCGGAGCTGCGCGACATCTTTGATGTCAACCTGAACTTCCGCCCCGTTTAAGTGCCATTTCCGGCCGACCGGCCGATAGCAAAGTATCGCGGGGTCGGTCGCGAAATATATCTGGCCAAGTGGTGTGCGATGCGGACGCATTCCGAATCGCATGCACGCTTCTCCAGTGACCGAGTCTTCTTCTTTCATTTTCTTCCCATGTATTACATCGGTTTGGATAATGGCGGACGCCGACCATTTTCGGCGTCCGCTGATGCGACTGCGCTACACTTGGCAATCGTCCTCATAGACAATCTGGCTCGGGCTGAGAACCATCGGAGACCCCTTGTCTTTTCGGTCGTGCGTGCGAACCCAAACGTACTCGCTGGTCTCGCGTTCTACGACGACGCGAAGGTGGGTAGTGCCACGACCAAAACCCTTGAGGCCATAAGCAACAGCGTAGCGGACGTTCGAATCACTCATCGGAAGTCTCCTGGAAAAAAGAGGGGTGAAGGTGCCTGCTGTTGCGTCCGTCGTGCATGTATTTTATCGACCGACCCACAGCACGGGAATAGAAAAGCGAACAAATTCCAAAATAATTTCTGAAATAGTTCGAGCTGGTGTCGCAAGTCGTGGTGCGGTAA